TGAAAACACTTGGTCGAACGTCTCCACGTCTTCTGGCCTCGGCAATCCTAACAACGTTACTGGTTGCAATCCTGTTCCTAACAGCCTCGCGTTTGGTCAGACCCTTCGCACTTGGCAGTTGCAGACCCAGAGCTATCAGACTCCTTGCATCTGCTTGGACGACCTGAAGACTGCGTTCCAGATTGAGGCACAGGTTGGAAAGACTGTCGATCAGCTTACCCAGTTGACCAAGACCGTCCTTGATAACCGCCGCCGCTCGGAGTTCCTGCGTATCGCTGGAAAGCTCGTTGCTGGTGATGTCAGCCAGACTGTTTATCAGTCCGCTACCATCAATGGCACGACCGTTCCTAACGCTCTGTACAACAGCGCGACTGGCAACGCAATCCCCGCCCCTACCGCCAAGCTCTCGCAGGATCTCCTTGATGTTCTGCGTGTTCAGCTTATCCGCGATGGTGCTGGTCACAATGCCCTCGGTAAAGAGAACGGCGTTCCCGTCCTTGGTCTGATCACCAGCCCTGAGACGAGCCGCGATCTGCTCCGTAACAACGCTGATCTCCGTCAGGACATCCGCTATGCCACCCCTAGCGAGCTTATCGCTCCTCTCGGTGTCGAGCGTTCGTTCGCTGGGTTCTACCACATGATTGATCTGGAGCTTCCCCGCTTCACGTTCAGCGGCAACAACTGGCAACAGGTTTACCCCTACATCCAGTCTGCCACCTCTAACGGCTACACTTGGGAGGTTAATCCCGCCTACAATGTCGCCCCCTACGAGGTTTCGTACATCTTCCACCCCGATGTGTACGAGGAGAGCGTTCAGCAGGTTGGCCCGAACATCCCTGGTGCGCCATTCGATGACTATCCGTACTACTACAGCGGACAGTTCTTCTGGCTCAACATCCGTGATGCCGTGAACAACCCGCTCGGTAAGATCGGTCGCTGGCTGGCAATCTTCCAGTCTGGTAGCCGCCCGATTGCTCCTTATTTGGGTCGCGCCGTAATTCACCGCAGATGCCCATACGATCTGTCCTTTGCTGGATGTTCGTATTCTTAATCTGTAGCTAATCAAGAGAAGCCCGTCAGAGAAATCTGACGGGCTTTTTCTTTGCTTTCATGTTGACATTTGTCCGTATGATTTCTATGATTCTGTCCTTATGAATAAGAAAATACCGAAAAATATTATTGAGAAAATACACCGACTCCATGAGAACGGACTTACTACACGGGAGATTTCAACAATCGTTGGCGTAGGTAAGTCTAGTGTGCAATATCATGTAAGTGAAAAAACTCGAAAGAATGCTTTAAGTCAGGGAAAAAGATTAAAAGGACAAAGGCTAACTCAAGAAGAAAGAGATAAAATTATCGCAATGTTGATGGCTGGTCACAGCAACTCTGAAGTCAGAAGAGAGTTTGGCTTGTGTCATTCTACTGTTCAGAAATTCCGAAATCCAGAAAATCACAAAGCATATCTTGAAAAGAGAAAAAACTATATTAAGAACAGAGATATATCTGGACACTTTAAATCTATTCGTGGGAACAAATGTGAAATATGCGGATATGATAAATCTCCCAAGTGTCTTGACTTTCACCACATTGATCCAACAAAAAAGAAATTTCAAATTTCTCAATCCTATCTTCGCCCAATGCCAGTTATTGAAGAAGAGGTCGCAAAGTGCATTCTTGTCTGCAAAAACTGCCATGCTGAGATTCATCACGGCATAACAGAAATCTCCATTGACCAAACTGCTTATAGCCACTAACAATAAGATTTATGTCAGCAGGAATTTTTAACCTCACAGAATGTAATGCTATTGAGCAGGGGAGCGATTTTTCCTTTAGCTTGATTTACAAGGATTCTTCTGGAAATCCTGTGGATTTGACGAGTGCTACGATCACGGCGCAGATTAAGCAAGACTGGAATACTACCACGCTTGCTTCTTTTACAATTACCAAACATAGCCCTGCTACTGATGGGTATATCAAGGTATCATTGCCAGCTTCGGCATCTGTAGCGATCCCTCCCAATCGTTATCGTTACGATATTAGGATCTCTTTATCTGGAGGAGTTACGCATATTATCAAAGGTTTTTGTGATATTGTTGAGTCTGTAACTCTTTCGTAAAATGGGAACAGAAGTAATATCGCCAGTTAATCCACCAAATCTGGTTGATATAGTTCCACCGCAAGGTGCGAACTTGGTTGGTGTTAGTGTTAATGCCGCAAATATTGTGGACGTGAATCCTCCTAGCGGAGGTAATGTAGTGACCTTGTATGTGGGTATGGCTGGCCCAACTGGGCCTACGGGAGCAACGGGGCCATCTGGAGCCACGGGCGTTACTGGAGCAACAGGAGCCACGGGATCTACGGGCCCGACTGGTGCTACTGGCCCAACTGGAATTACTGGTGCTACAGGGCCAGCGGGTGCTACTGGGTCTACTGGCCCTAGCGGATTAGTTGGCCCTACTGGAGCCACAGGTGTTATTGGTTCTACTGGCCCTACAGGAGCTACAGGCCCGATTGGAGCAACAGGAGTTGTTGGATCTACGGGAGCTACTGGTCTTACAGGGCCAGCGGGTGCAACTGGTGTAGTAGGAGCCACGGGACTTACTGGCCCCACAGGACTCCCGGGGGCTACTGGCCCTACTGGTATCACAGGCGCAACTGGCCCTACAGGTGCTACGGGCCCTACTGGTATTACAGGTGCAACTGGGCTGGGATATTCTGGAGTAAGTTCTACTTCAAATATTACTATTGGAACTGGTCTTAAAACATTTACTTTAATTGGTAGCTACGCTGGTGCATTTATTACTGGTGATAGAATAAGAGCAATCCATTCTGATACTCCAACCTACTACATGGAAGGTTATGCCAACTATGTAGGTGGCGGGACTATGATTATTACTGTTGATCTAGCCGTTGGTAGCGGATCACATAATGCTTGGAATTTTAGTATTACAGGTTTAATTGGGGCTACTGGAGCTATTGGAGCCACAGGCCCGACAGGAGCAACTGGCCCTACTGGACTCACAGGATCTACTGGCCCTGTAGGTGCAACAGGAGCAACTGGAGCAACTGGCCCTGTTGGAGCTACGGGAATAACTGGAGCGACTGGGCCGACTGGTCTTACTGGCCCTGCGGGAGCAACTGGCCCTACGGGAGTTGGGGCAACTGGTGCTACAGGGCCAACAGGTTCAACAGGAGTAACTGGCCCTACAGGAGCTACAGGCCCAAGTGGAGTTCAAGTGAATGCTGATTGGAATGCCGCTACTGGTATTGCACAGATTCTAAACAAGCCTTCATTGGCGACAGTTGCTACAAGCGGATCTGCTTCAGATTTATCAACTGGAACGCTTGCTGACGCTCGACTCTCATCCAACGTCCCGCTAATCAATGCTGGCAACTCTTTCTCAGCAGGACAGACGATCACCGCCGCCGCCAATACGTCAGCCCTGACTGCTTCCTACAGCGTCACGGGAGCGAACACGACCCCTCTTCTGAACCTGAGCGGAACTTGGAACACATCGGGCGTTGTCACGGGGCTGAAGCTCAACATCACCGAAGCGTCATCTGCCGCATCTTCGTTGCTGATGGATTTGCAAATTGGCGGTACGAGCAGATTCTCGGTTGCAAAAGCTGGTTCAGTTGTGATTGGGAATGGTGCTGGCTCAAATACCATAAATCTAGGGGGAGCCGGATCTGGTCTCGCTACTGGGTCAAACACAATTACGTTTCAGAATCACGGGACGATTTGCAGAAATTATATTTCGGTCGGAGCCAACAATGCGTCAGTTGGTGATTGGTTTTTATATTCAGATGGATCAAACACGCTTGCCCAGCGCAACGGAACGAATGCACAAACTTTTCGTCTATACGGAACTTACACTGATGCTTCAAATGGACGCTGGTTGTCAATTTCAAACACTACAGGTGGACTTGTTACTTTATCAGCAACAGGCAATGGGACTGGTGCATCTGGGAACCTTCTCAAGCTAACAGCACCTATTTTACTTCCCTCGTCCTCTGTCAGTCTTGCCACCAATGGCGATCTTGCTTTTGAGGCCACCAGCAATACCACGCTGACCATCCGCTTCCGTGGGTCAGACGGAACGACCCGTAGCGCAACACTCACCCTAGCCTAATGAATAACATGACCCCACAGGAAGCACTCCAACTCCTTTCTGATGCCCTAGAGCCTCGGAACATCAATGCCATTTCCCGACAAGGATTTATTGCCATTCAGCAAGCTCTTGAAGTCCTAGCCGCCGCCATCAAACCCGCCGAATCCCATGACTCTAACGATTGATTTCACCGCCGAGCAGATCCGAGGCATTACCGCCGCAAGGGAGGCCCATAATGCCAACCCTCCCTCCGAGTCGGATGCTCCGTTTTCTACCAACGAGGAATACATTGCCTGGGTGATTGGAAAAGCCGCCGATTCCTACTCATCACAATATCCTGCATAAAAACCATTGCTCTATTAAATAACATACAATATAACCCCAATATGGCTCTCTCATTCTCCATCCCCAAAGATTACAATGTTCCTTCTGGTGTTAAGGAGGGCGTAGAGTTCTCTGACATCGCCACCTTTAAATTTGAAGGCAACGAAATGATGCTTCTTACTATCGGTGAAGACAAGACCCCTGTTCTGTCCCGCGATGTGAAAGACGAGAAGCAGAAGCCCAAGGGTGCTAAAGCCGCCGTCAAGGAACAGCTTGCGGCTATTGAGGACAAGAAAGGATCTGCCGAGATGGAGGATTCTGGAGAACAATACGCCGAAGGAGGCGAGGAGGAATAATTATGAGCTACGCACCCGTATATAACCCTGTAGTTGCCAACACCAACGATGGCGAGAATATCACGCTTTGCAAGATTCTTGATTCTCAATTTTCTGGAGGAAAAGGAGGATCTATTGTAGCGGCAACTGGATCTGGTTCTGGTAATTTCTATGCCCTTCAGTTTGTGACTAGCGGAACTCTTTCTGCCTATACTGGCAATATCACAGGAACAGTTACGGGAGTTACTTTCCCTGCTGGATTTGTTCTTTACGGAACAACTACTGCATTCACGACTGGTTCTGGAACATCTGTAGTAGCCTACTCATTTTAAGCCATGCCAAGCCTTTCTCTAAAGGCTAGTGTGAATTATCCGTTTATCGGAGGTGGATCTTTTACCCCCAATTACCCACCAGGTCTTTCCTATACTACAGGACTATTGGGTTGGTACGATTCTTCCCAACCTAGTTCGATTGTAAAAGATGGATCGAACAACGTCAGTCAATGGAACAACCTTTTTAACGGAGCAACGCAGGGGGCAACGATACTTCCTGCTTTCACGATACCATCTGGAAATACTGCACCAGTTTATGTAACTGGTCAGAGCTATCTGTATGGAACATCATCTGGATCAAAAACTGGAGTTTCTTTTGATGGTATTTCTGCTTTACTTTCTACCCCATCAATTTCAAGTC